AAAAATAATTCGTTTCCGACTGAACTGTTGCTAGACATTATAAGTTATTTATCCTAGAAAGCTGGTTATGTATATTGGCATTGGTAGATCTACTTCGTCTGTAAATTCCGATAAACTATCATATACAGTTGAATCCCATTCACCTAACACCTGCGCCATCCTACATATAAGCAACGCTGCCGATACTAGATCATCATGTTCACCTGTCTTGGCTTTAAATCCTAAACCACTTGCTACATATGTCTTTAGTTCTGATACAAATGGTTTACTATATACAGTCATCTTTCTTGTTTCAATAAGTGATTTTAGTTTTACACAAGCACTTACCTTAACACGATGCGTAGTATTAAATCCTTTACGGAAAGTCCTTATATGCCCTTTCCTTATTGGTTCGCTAAGGAAGTATCCAGGTATATTTTCTTCACCTATGTCTTTAATTGTTATCAGTGCTGCTTCACCTAGCGTATTGTTTTCAACTGTCCAGTATATCTGAGGATTACCTTGGGCATATATATGTTGTGTTATATCTTTTAATATTCTAACTTGCGCAGTGACTGGAGTTGTGTTATGATGCCACTCCCCTATTTGTTTAAAGGTCGGTAATTCAAATATCTGTATAGCAGCATAGTCTCCACCCGTTCCTAGACTAGGATCGAGGGCTATGAGATATGTTTGCTTTGGATCAATCTTGCTATACCAACGCACTTGCCCAAGTTTTTCTTTTGGTTCTACTCCTTGTAATTCTGATAGACAGATACTACTAATAAGTGTTTCATCAAATACTAGGAACTCACAGTTGTATTCACGGCGGAAGCGTTCTTCACCTATTCTTCCTAGTTCTTCTTTCTTCCATTCATCATCACGATCTGGGTGTTCATTCCAGAATGCTTGGAACGCTGAGAATCCGTTAATACCTAATACTGTTTCATTTCCGTGTTCATCAAACTTCTTATTTGCTTCACTCCATATGAGAGCAAACTGATCTTCGTCGCTATTTGGAGTAGAGGTAATGATTGCCTTACCACCAGTTGCTAGTGTAGGTGATATTGAAGTCCAAAATTCGGTAGCAACATTGGGAGGAACGAACGCAAACTCGTCACAGTATAATAATGAGATAGCCATACCGCGCCCGGTGTTTTCAGTAGTTGTAGTTGATACTATTCGTGATCCGTTATCAAACTCTATACTACCTTTATTATAACTTGTAGTTCCGCAACGTATGTGATCTGGACAGAGCTCGTAAGCATATCGGACTCTCTGCATAATTTCCTGTGAACCACTATATTTGTGTGCTGCGATCAATATAGTAGAGTTTGGTACAAACATAGCATACCATAGTAAGTATCCAGCAGCGCAAGTAGTCTTTCCACTCTGTCTAGGCAATAGATTAACATTAAATCGACTAGTATGATAACTGTTTACTAGCCTAAGTTGATAATCAAATGGATCAAATAACAGTTGACCTTTAACTGGATGTTGTATATAAAAGAAGTTACGTAAGAAGAAATAAGGTCCAGTTTCGTGATCGAGGCATCGTCGCAACTCATCAATCTGATTCTCAGTATATCGTTCTTTTCGATTTGCTCGTTTGACGATTACGCCATCTAGGCTTTTACCCATAACTTTATTTATGGGGGACTAGTTGCCCCCATATATTTTAGTCTTCGCCGTGCTTATCTCTATCGGCGCGATATGCCTTCATCTTTTCAGACTTCTTCTTCTTCTTAGCATCATCAGTTGGCTTCTTATCAGTTGCCTCTGGTAGATGCCCTTTTGGACCATGTGAACCTAATGCACCCTTTATTGAATGCTTTAGTCCTAACTGTTTTCCACTCTTAGTTGCCTTGCTATCTTTAGGACTTGATGGGGATCTTGTTGACAGTTTATCCCAAGCATATCCAGTGTTATTTGTTCTATGTGTTTCTGGTCTTGAATCACGTGGATCAGTTGCTTCTTTTCTATAAGCAGTCTTAACATCGCGTCCTACTTGCTTGATGTCTTTTGCCATTCCGGAACCGGCTCTACCAATTCCGCGGGCAGCTCCCATAGCTACATTTCCAACAGCTCCGCCTACGCCTTTAACAACTGCTGGTGCTGCCTTAGCTACTCCTTTAACAAGTCCCTTACCTAAACTTCCGGCGCCTCTAAGAGCTCCTTTAGCAGCACCACCTGCTAGATTTCCAACTGCCTTAGCTGGAACCTTTACAGCACCCTTAGTTAGTGCCCAAGCTGCGCTACCAATACCTTCGTCTTCAATCTGTTCAGTTTTGTTTAATTTATTAACAGCAAGCTTAACACCTGCTTTTCTGGCTCTCATCTTATCTGCAGGATCTTTACCAAGTTCCTTGTTCTTGCCTCTGTAATGACTTGGGATACCAGCCTTGTGACTTGGACCAGTTGCATCAACTTTACCAAGCTGATTGTCTGCCTTGTAAGCATATGAACCAAGTGTCTTTCTTGATAGCTCATCTGTACGGGCTTCCTTAAGTGCCTTATACTCTGCCATTAGTTCAGCAGCACGGGCTTCTTCCATAGTCATTGGATTGTCGCCTGGATATTCCTTCTTGAATTGTGCCTTTGGCTTGTTAAGTCCGCCGGCTAGATCCTTAGTCATATACTCAACATCAGATACTTCTGGATCTGGTTCATTAGCATACTCTTCACCCATTTCGTCGGCATATTCGTGTGCTGCTCCGTCAGCATATCCATCAACATCTGCGATAGTCTTCATCATCATGTCCTTATGTCCACCATGTGGTGTCATATCTTGTGTTGATGTTGGAGCTGATGGGTTAGATAGATTAACTAGCTTACCTAATATTGCTGTGATATCGTCTGGGGAGTCACCGTTAGCACTAATGTTTAGAGATACAGCTTCGTTGAGCATAACAGGCTTCTCAACCTTGTCGACGATCTTTAATAGTTTGAGCATGTCTGTCATTTTCTTATTCCTTTTCTTTCTTGGATAATTCTTTAAGGAGATCAAACGCTCTCTTCTCGCCGACCATCTCTTGTGCCATTTTATCCATCTTCGAATCTTTTTCGTAATCTGATGTTAGCTTAGTAACATACTTCTCTGGTTTCTTAGTTGAATCACCATATTCTTGATATTCTTCTTCGTTATCTTTAATGTTTCTTACAACTATCTTTGCTTCTGGAACACCTGTCTTTTCCATAACATATGATCTAAGCACAGGCGGAATTACTGGATAGTTTAAGCATACTTCGTAGATATGTACTTCAGCATTGTCTAATCCGGGAAAATCTAGAGGTAATTTCTGTATTGGAGTCTTGCTTGTGGTCATACTAGCAACACCAAACTTTTCTAGTGATGTCTTTAGAACTGATTCGAACTTAGCTGGTAATTCTCCAGCAACCTTAATCTTAAAGTCAAAAGTTCTCTTTGTAATATAATCTTTGAAAGTCTTCATGATTGCGATTCCTATGAATTATTTATCTATCTTTTTTAGTTTCTCAATTAGGCTGTTGCGATCAGTTACAACATAGTCTGTAACGTTTAGTGTGTTACTATCATCGTTGCCTTTTCCACTCTTATCAAATTCAAGTTTCTGTTTCTTTAGCTGTAGATCAACTATGCGTAGTTTCTTATCTATCTTGGCTGCTTTAGCATCTATAGCATTCTTTAGCATTCCAGCAGCAGTTTCAAATATTTTACTGCTATAACGCATTTCTACGTTCATACCTAGATCCATTAGATCTTCGTATGCTTTAGTTGCTTTCTCTGCTAGTTCATCAAACTCTTTATCACTAGCAAACCCAAGTCCTTCAACTGTTGGTAATGCTAGGTTAACTTTATCAAATTCTCTTAGAGTCTGCTCAATCTCTTCCTGTTTAACTAATTCTTTAGAAGCTGCTTTGATTTCTTTTTCAACTTCTTTCATAGCTTCTCTATGTTCAGGAAGATTTAATAGTTCTTCTAGTTTATTGCTCATGAATTACTTATTATCTTTTCTTACCTTGATGGAACAAATCATTCTCATTTATGATCCTAAAGTGTATACCCATCTGTTTAGCATATGCTCTAGCAGCTTCCCATTTAGCCATGTTCTTAACATACTGCATCTGTCTACCAAAGTTTTTACCAACTTGTTCAAGTACAGTTTGATTTGCGGGTTTAATCTCTACTATTTCTGCATGTTTCTTTCCATCTTTATCAACATAAACTATTAGAAAATCAGGAACATAAACTGTTTGCTTGCCTGTAGTTGGATCTCTATACGGTATCTTTATTGATTCACTTGCCCATTGTTGTATACTTGGATTCTCATCACAAGTTTTCATAAAAGTCCATTCCCAACTAGAACGATATATAGGTGTCTTAGTTCCTACATACTTTTCTGGATTTTTAGGAGAGAATCTTCCCTGAGCAAACTTTCCCATTATGCTTTTACGTTTCGTATCTCAAATTGATTGTTTGCTGCGTTGTCTACTCTATATCCTAGAGTGCTTATGTTTAATCTATTATAGTTTAATATTTCAGATACTACACGACTAAGTTGTAATTCATTTAATCCTTTAAGTGTGTCTATTATCTGGAATACAGAAACGTTTTCAATCTTTGATTGTGATAGTAGAGTAGCAGCTATAGAATTAGCCGCACTAATATCAAATCCTCTTGATTGGAAAAAACCAATCGTAGCATCAACATCAGATGCTGAAAGAGTTATACCGTCATTATAGTAAGAATTAAAGAAATCTTTTGTAACAGTAGCACTATCTATAGGTTTGTCATTTGGTAAATTTGTTGGCATATTTAATCCTTATCCGTTTGGACTTGATGGGGTAACCTCAGTATCTCCTGGATTGTTTTGTATCATAGACTGACTGTCATCAGGTGCTGATCGTAGTTCGTTATTTGAGTTTGCTATAACTTCATTTACATCATATGGAGTTTCTCCTTGTGATGGTTGTCTATTACGTATTGCTGCCCCGTCTTCTTGGTCTTGTCGTTCAGCTTGAGCATCTCTAGCTGCTTGTCTCATAGCAGCACCTTCAGCTTGATCAGCATCATCAAGGCTCTTATCTCTAGCTGCTTGTCTCATAGCTGCACCTTGTTCTTGATCTTCCCTATCTGCTTGTGATGCTCGTTGGGCTGCTCTCATTGCCGCACCTTCTTCTTGATCTGCTGCATCTGCTGCTGCGTATTTCTTCTCTTGTGCTAGTTGCGCTTCAGTTGGTGCTGCCGGGCCAAATACATCACTTGTTTTTGATGGTGCTCCGTCAGGTGTTTCTACGGTTTTAGATTTATCTGATGCGAATAAAGATCCGACTCCGCTAATAACATTACCAACTGTATTCACTGCCAATCCAACTCCAGCAACAGTTAAAGCAGCTAACGGAGCGACTCCGCCTCCGTTAAATCCGTATTGTTGGAACCCGCTAGCTGATCCAAACCCTCCTCCACCACCTAAGAAATTTGGTTGTCCGTATCCGTACGGTCGAGTATTACCTCCTGCTAGACCGTTAACTAGTCCTCCAACAAGTCCTCCAATCAACCCACCACCGGCGCCGCCGCCAAATGAGTTTAGTGAGAAAAGATCTCCAAATATTCCCTTCATACCATTTTGTAGAATTTCTGCTCCAGCTATTGGGCTAGGAGAGTGATCATAATGTAGTACAGCAAACCCAGCAGGGTCGTCTTCTTGTACTGATCCTGAGTTATAAATCACAGCATCATATGCTAATGTCATTTTATTTTCAAGTATACCATTACCGCTTGCTTGATCTAGATTATCATGATCCCATTTTGTTATTTTTGGATTACATAACAAATAGCTAAAAAATCGTTGTCTAGAAAGAGTAAACAACTGTATGCTATTAAAAAAAGGCTCATCTGATCCATTATCTAAACCATATCGAAAAGGCATTTGATTTTTAGGAGAATATGTATTTCTTCTAAAAGCTATTGGATCTATATCTGCGTTAGGGTCTCTTGCGTTTTCTCTATCTGCAAAATAGTATCCGTAATATAACGCCCATAATAGATTTGTAATACCGTTATTATCATCGTGTACTGTTAAAGTAACTGGTTCATATTGTATACCGGTGTAAACATTTGTTTTACGATTATATTGATTTAATGTTTCTGATTTAAGTGTATACTTAGGTAGTTCAGCTTGTTTAACAAGATAATTTAATTCTAATAAATGTCTATCTTCAAAACTAATATCATCCATCGCATCTGGATTAATATTAAAAACAACATAATATAGAAATTTATTTTTAGGAGCTAATCTAAACGTATCATCAACATAAAGTCTAGATGCATGTTGAAAATCGCCCATGTTGCCTTTGGGATCTAAGAATCCCATTGCTACACTACCTAAAAACTTTTGAAACTTATTAGCCATAGTATTATTTATATCCGTAAAAAAAGACCAGTTTTTACGCTGGTCTCTTTTTTATTAGAGTCTAGAATTAAATGTATTAACCGCCGGAACCGACTGCTAACGAACCTAGTGTACGTCCAATTGCTGTTCCAATTCCTACACCTTGTGGTGATTGGATAGCATTATCAAAACGTATAGATAATGTAATATTTACTGGTGTGTTCTCAGTATAGTTTAAGCCATTGTAATTAGCATTCTGTACGAAGCAACCTAGTAGTTCAAATGTTTCTAATACATTTGGAGTATTAGCACCGTTACCACCGTCGAGAATTTCAATAACAGTAGTAAACTTGTAATCAATACCACTAGCTGCTGAACTCTGTTCAAAGAAGTCAAACTGCTTTTGTAGCTGCTCACCAACAAGTCTCTGTACGTTACCATTAACGTCTTCACGTAAGTTAAGTGTAATTGGTTCCCAAGCTGGCTTTCCTGCTAGATATACTTTAGAATTATATAGATCCAAAGTTATCTCTTCAAAGTTTACGCTAGGACGAGTTACATCCATAACTTGCTTTGTTAGTTCTGTTGTTGGTGTGCTTATACCAAAGTTCTGTAGTGTTACTCTAAAACGATACTGTAGCTTTGGCATTAGTAGTGACTGTGACGCACTGCTTTGATTTGAATCAAGTGGTACAGTAAACTTAGTTAATGTTGAAATTGCCATTCTAGACTCCTAATTTCTATATGTATTTATTCCGTTTAATTACTGGGCTTACTTACCAAGCCCAGCAATCTCTCCTGTGTTCTTTAATCTTAGTGGAATGTAAATGAATTCAACTGCCTTAACTGGCTCAATAGCAATGTCTAGGTATAGTTCATTACGATCGATTCTGCTTGGAGTGTTGTTTGATTCATCGCATACTACTAGGTAGTCATAGATACCACGCTGTCCAACTAGCTCAAGCATGATGCTCTCTGCTGCTGACTTTAGCTCGTCTCTAGTGATCTTATCGTTTGGCTCAAAGATATATGGCTTAGCAAGCTTAGTAAGTTGACCACGTAGGTAAACAACTAGGCGAGCAACATTTACACGATCCAATGAACTTGCATTTGATGCTCTTGTCTTCTGTCCAAATATTACAATTCCTGCGCCTGTTAGGAATGTTATTGGATTAATAGCAACAGCATATAGTGTATCTCTCTGACCTTCGTTGAGTGATATTGACTGCCACTCACCTGTGTCTGCATCAACATATCCTATTGATGTTGCATTGGATACTTTACCACGACGTGTACCTGCTGGAGCAAACCATGGATAA